ATTCCCGCTGGCACGGTCAGGCCATGCGCGACAACAGGCCGCCGTTTCTCGAAGAGCGGGTGGCGTACCTCGAAGACGTCGTCGCCGGCCTCGCGGCAGTCGTCGGCGTCGACACGCTGACGGTGGCGCTCAACCGCCTGGCCGCCGAGAAGGCGTTCGCCCCCGTGGCGGAGACCACCGCCGCCCTGGCGAAGTCCGGGCGTCTTCGCGAGGTCGAGGCGGTCACCTCGGACGCCTGCCTCGTGACCGGCGCCGAACTCGGGGGCGCGTTCCCCCGGCCGTTCCAGGTTCGACCGGCCGACGTCAAGCCCGAGCAGGCAGCGGCGTTCATCGGTGCGCGGAAGGGAGAGGAGATCGATGTCGGAGACGGCACTCGATTTCGAATCGACGCCATACACGAGCCTGTGGCCTGAGCCGCCGCGGCTGACCCCGTGGCTGGCGCTGCTGCCGCCGGCGTCGGTGGACGCTCCGATCGTCTTTCGCCCCGCCGGGCGGGCGCTGCAGGGCGCCTGGGCATGGCGAGAGGTGGCGCCGCAGCCCGGGCCGCCAAGGACGATCCGCGCACGCCGCGCCCGCGACGACAACCGCCAACTCGGGCTCCTCGACTACCGCCCGCCACCACGGCGGAAGCGCCGGCGCAAGCGCATCGAGGGGCGCCTCTGGTACGAGCAGCCGGAGTTCCTGGACGAACAGGCGCGCTGGTACCGGAAGCTCGGCGAGACCGGATTCGACGACATCGAGTTCGGGCGAGACACCGGAGCCCCCGTCAACGGGAAGCCCGCGATCCACGGGTGCCTGCTCAAGATCCCCGAGGGCGCGCGCTCCGTCGACGCTGACCGCGAGGCGTTCGCCGTGGCGATGGCCGCGGCCGAGAACGGGCGCGCTGCCCTGGCGCACCCCGGGTTGTTCAAGACGAAGCGGCAGCGCCGCGTGTGGGAGCTCCGCTACGAGGAGGGGCTTTCCTACCAGGAGATCGCGGACGCGCTGCGAGTGACGACGCGCAAGGTGCGCAAGGACTTGACCGCGGTCAAGAGAAGGATGGAACGCCGGTGAGCGACGAGACGAACCAGACGCCCGAGCTCGAGGACGTGATGAAAGACGCCCTCGGCGTGGTGGGGGCGCAGGTCAAGAAGCTGAGCGAGCGGAAGCGCTGGACCTACGCCATCCTCCGCATGCCCCGTATCGGGTGGATCGGGTTCATCGAGGGCCGCACGATCACGCTCAAAGACCCGGCAGACGCCGGGAACTTCTCCGCCGGCATGCAGATCCGGCTGTTCCACAAGATCAAGATCGGCCGGCCAAAGAAGCGCGTCGGTGGCCTGACCGTCGCGGCGGTCGACAAGGCGCGCGGGATCGTGGCGTTCACGTGCCCGGTGAAGGAGGGGATCCCGGACGCCGCGCCCGACGACGCCATCATGCGGAAACACGAGGTGTCGAAGTTCAACCCGGCCGTCGCGCAGCTCATCCTGGACTACGTGACGGAGGGATCCTACCTTGACGTCGCCGCGGCGGCGGCCGGCATCTCGCGCACGACGTTCTGCAACTGGATGCGGCGGGGGGCGCGAGAGGGTCACGGCGAGATCTACGAGTGGACGCAGAAGCTCCACAAGGCGCGGAGCATGGCCGAGCACGCCTGCGTCCAAGGCATCATGCGCGCGGGCCTCGGCGGGCAGTGGCAGGCGCTGGCCTGGCGCCTCCAGCACATGAGCGACAAGTACCAGCGCTCCAACCCCGTGGACATTGTCCAGCTCGCAACGCTCCTCCTCGCCATCAACGGGGACTCGCGCCGCACGCTCGAGGTGGCCAAGCGCCTCGGGATCAAGCTGACCGCCGAGGAGGCCCAGAAGATCGCCGCCGGCGCCGACGTGGACGTGCCACGCGTGGAGGAGCCGTAACGGCCCGACTAGGGGCATGAGCGATAGGTTCCGGCTCCGCGAGGCACGTGCATCCGATCACCCGTTCGTCTACTCGGCCTGGATCCGCACCGCCTGGGAGGCGCACGGCGCGCTGGTGATGCGGTTCCAGAAGTCCGAGAAGCCCGAGGACGGGACGCCGCCGCGGGCGGAGTACGTGCGCGCTGCCTGTCGAAAGACGGTGTTCTGCGAGGGCCAGCACAGGCTCGTCGAGCGCCTCATCCGCGAGTGCGATCTGCTGGTCGCGCATCACCACGCGGTCGAGGACGAGATCGCCGGGTTCATCTGCTTCGAGCGCGCGCGCAAGGTGGTCCACGCCATCTACGTCAAGAAGGACCCGTGGCGGAAGCAGGGCGCGGCGCGACTCCTGATGCAGGGAACGGGCCTCGTCGGGAAGAGCGGCGTACGGTACAGCCAGACGAGCCGACTCGCGGAGCGCTTCTACGGGAAGTTCCTCGAGGACGGTGGCACGTACGACCCATTCGCGATCGATCCGTGAGAGGAGAGCAATGATCCGCATCAAGCAGGTCCGGTTTCGCACCGGCATCGTGTTCGGCAACCGGTCCGCGGTGACCGACGTCGATGCCGAGAAGGAGGGGGTGGACATCACCTACGTGCAGGGCCCGCCCGAGCGCGTGGCCCTGCGGAAAGGGAAGTATTCGCGCACCGTTCCGTGGGCGAACGTCTCCGACCTCTTCGAGGAGGAGGCCGCGCCTGCGGCGCCGCTGCCGCCCCTCGTCCTGGACGCGGATGCGTTCGCAGGCGCAGCCCCGGTCATGCAGGAGGTGGCGCGCGAGAAGCTGGTCGACGCGTCACCGCCCACCCTGTCCCAGCTCGCCGCCGGGGAGGACCCGCGCGGCGGGCTCGTCAGCCCGTTTGTGCAAAAGGAGGCGCGCGATGCGATCTCCGCGGGGGCCAATCCGGACACCGCGCTGCCCGCCCTGCAGCCGTCGCTTCTCGACGCCGTGACCGATGTTCCTGCTGGGTCGAGTAAACCGGCACCTCGCAAGCGCCGCGTGCCGTAGGCAGGAGAAGGCGCGGGCCTGGGACCCCGCGGCCATCCTGTCGCCGGCCCAGCTTCGCGTCTTCGGGGACAAGAGCCGCTTCCGGCGGATCTGCGCCGGCCGTTCGTCCGGCAAGAGCTACGGCGCTGCCGTCGAGCTGATCGACACGTGCCTGCAGAATCCGGGCGCGTTGGTGATGTTCGTCGCGCCGACGGTGACGGATGCGCGGGAGATCATCTGGTCAATCCTCCACGAGCTCGTCGACGAGTTCTCTCTTCCGGCGTGGTTTGACGAGGGAAAGCACCTCCTCAACTTCGCCAACGGGGCCCGTCTCAAGCTGGCCGGGGCGAAGGATCGGAAGGACGCGCAGAGGCAGTTTCGTGGCCGGCGCCCGCTGCTGGTCTGGGTCGACGAGATCCAGTTCTTCCCGTCGCACGTTCGGGACCTCATCGACGGCGGCGTCAAGCCGGCGCTGCTTCGCCGCGGCCAGAACGGCCGGCTGGTGGTCTCGGGTACCCCGTCGGAGATCCCGGTAGGGTGGTGGTACGAGCGCCAGGAAGACCCGCTTTGGAGCGCGCACACCTGGACGTGCCGGGACAACCCGCACCTCTCGAACGTCGACGAATTTCTGGCCGAGATGGCCGCCTCGATGGGTGGGCCGCAAGCGCCGAGGTTCCGCCGCGAGTTCCTGTGCGAGTGGGTGTTCGGCGATCTCGACTCGGGTCTCATCTTCGCCTACGACCCCGCCGTCAACGACTTCGTCACCGTCCCGACGGGGACCGACGTCCGCCGCTTCATGGGTGTGGATCTCGGGTTCCGAAAGGACCGCTGCGCGATCGTCGTGCTCGAGACCACGAACGGCGATCCCGGATCCGCCTACGTGGTCGACGAGTACGTCAGCCCCGCGCGCGACCCGAAAAAGCCTTACACCACGAGCGACTTCGCCAGGGTCATGCAGGACTTCATCGCGAAGTGGGACCCTCTCGTCAGCGTGTGCGACGAGGGCGGTCTCGGCGGTGCCATCGCCGATCAGTACCGGGCGGAGTTCGGGATCCCGCTCATCGCGGCCGAGAAGCACGAGCCTGAGGCGGCGGCTGGATTCGTCGCCGGGGACGTGGCGGCCGGGCGCTTGAAGATCCGAAAGACCAGCCGCGTGGCCGAGGACATGGCCGTCGTGCGCTGGGACCCCGAGCAGCTGGCCAAGGGCAAGCTGGTGGAGGCGAAGGCCCCGCACAGCGACGTGATCCCATGCCTCCGGTACGTGTGGAAGCACGTCAGGCCGTACCTCGTGACGGCGCCCCCGCGGAAGCTCACGGAGGAGGAGAAGATCCAGGCCGAGAACCGCGCGGAGCTCGCCGCGGCCGCGCGGGGCCTGCGTCGAGGCGGCACGAACAAGGCGTTCCTCGGCCGCCGGTAGGGGCGTCACGTCCCGACTACGGGCGTGCGATCCATCGAAGAGATCCGGGCGCTTGTCGGCGAGCTGCGGGCGCTCGGCGTGACGTCCTACAAGGACGGCGACCTCGAGCTGCACCTCGGCCCGGCGCCGGCCGGCGACGACATCCCGTCAGAGCGGCCGAAGGCCGTGCGCGAGGAGCCGCGCACCGGATCGCAGGAGTGGTTCAACGAGAAGCTGTTCAAGCCGATGGCCCGCCGACAGGCGCGCGCCTCGGCGCGGGGGGCGGGGTAGCCGATGGCCGTCGTCGTCAAGACCGAGTACCTGGACACGCACCCGCGAAAGGAGAACCCGCGCTGGTTCGAGAAGTTCGGCTCGGCCGAGGGGTGCGGGCCGGACATGGTGGCGATCGCCAAGCGCATGGAGCTTGCGCTTTCGCAGCGGCACATCTCCTGCCTGAACTACGCGAAGCTGGCCTACAACCAGCCGCTCATGACCTCGCTCTACGACACCGCGAATTCGCGGACAGAGTGGGAAGAGGTCTACCTGTCCTGGAACATCTGCGCGAGCGCCGTCACCACCGCGGAGACGATGATCGTGCGGAACCGCCCGCGCGTCCTGTTCGAGACGACCGGCGGGGACTACGGGCTGCAGCGCCAGGCGCTGAAGGCGAACAAGTGGGTGTTCGGCTGCTGGTCGGAGAACAAGGTCTACGAGCGCCACGCGCCGCAGGTGTTCCGCGACGCTGGAACGTTCGGCCTCGGGATCTTCTGGCTCTCCATCGAGAACGGCAAGACGACGATCGAGCGGACGCTGCCGACGGAGCTCATCTTCTCAGAGCGGCAATGGATGTACGGCCACGGCGGCAAGGAACTGGGGCGATACAAGAACCTGGACAAGGCCGTCGTCCTCGCGACGTGGGGCAAGGGGAGCACGCCGGAGGAGACGGAGCGCAAGCGCTCGGCGATCCTGCAGTGCCGGTCGCGCGCCGACCTCCCGACAGACACGGGGCTCGATTCCGAGGAAATCCCCGTCTACGAAATGTACCGGCTGCCGTCGAAGCCGGGCGCGAAGGACGGCGTCCACGTCATCGCGATCGAGGGCTGCACCCTCATGGAGGAACGCTGGGAGCACGACTGGTTCCCGGTGGTGTTCTTCCGCGTGGAGGAGAAGCCGCTCGGCCTGTGGGGAATCGGGTTCGTCGAGCGCCTGATCGGGTTCCAGGTCCGCCTCAACGAGCACAACGACGCGATCGACGAGAGCGCGCGGAAGCTCGCCGCGGCCAAGTGGATGACCCCGCGGGGATGCAAGGTGAACCCTGACGATCTCACCACGAACGAGATCGGCGTAGTCGTCGAGTACGAAGCGTCGGCGGGGCGCCCGGAGCTCGTCCAGCACCAGGCCATCCACCGCGACCTGATGGAGGAGCGGCAGATCACCTACCAGCAGGGCCTGCGGGAGATCGGCCTGTCCGAGTGGTCGGTCAACGCCGTCAAGCCCGCGGGCCTGTCGAGCGGCGAGGCGCTGCGCACGGTGCGCGACCAGGAACAGGGCCGGATGATCACGATCGGCCAGGACTGGGAGGCCGCGTTCGTCGAGCTGGCCGAGAAGACGGTCTACATGGGCGCGATCGCCGCCGAGGAGAATGACGGCGCCTACGAGGTGCGCGTCTCCATGCCGGGGGCGAAGTTCCTCGAAAAGATCGACTTCAAGGCGATCGCCAAGTTCATCAAGAGCGCGGCATGGGTCGTGAAGGGCTACCCGGTCAGCATGCTTCCGACCCACCCCGGAGCGAAGCTGCAGAAGCTCGAGGAGTGGCTGGCCAAAGGTCTCATCGACAAGCCGACGTTCGCGATGCTGTCCGAGATGCCGGACCTGGACGCCGAGTCCTCGCTCATGAACGCGGCCATCGACGACATCCGCTGGACGCTCGACAAGATCCTGGACGAGGGCGAGAAGGGCTACATGCCGCCCGAGGCGGGACAGGCGCTGGAGCTCGGTATCCGCATCTTCTCCGCGGCGAACCAGCGCGCCCGCCAGGATGGCGTGCCGGAGGAGATCCGCGACCTCATCCAGCGGTGGATCGACGACGCGCGCGCGCTGCTGAACCCGCCGCCGAAGGTGGAGCCCCAGGCGGACGCGCCGGCCGCGGAGGCACAGGCAGCACCCGCGGATGGCGGAGCCCCCGTCGCCGAGGCTCCCGCCGACGCCGCGCCAATGGACGCCGCCCCCGTTGCGGAGCCCCCGCCGCCCGCAGAGACGCCGCCGCTCGAGGTGGTCCCCGGCGTCCCGCAGAACCCGGCGTTGCCGACCGACACGCCGCCGTACCAGCAGGAGGCCGGGGTCTGATGCCGTCACGTTCCGACTAGGGGCATGAGCGATACCTCATCCACCCCGGCCGCCACCGAAGGCGGCACCCCGAGCAGCGACACGAGCACCGCCGACAGCGACACCGCGGCGACCACCGAAACCACGGAGACCGCCGCAGGAGCGGAAGTAGAGGGCCAGGCAGCCCCCGAGGGGACGGAGGCCGCGAAGGCCGAGACCCAGGAAGGCGCCGAGGCCAAGAAAGAGGAGACTCCGCCGGAGGAGAAGAAGCCCGACGTCGATGCGCGGCTCATCGCCCTGAGCAAGGCCAACCGGCACCTCAAGGGCGAGGTCAAGACCGCGAAGGCGGAGGTCGAAACGGTCCGCACGGAGTTCGAGGCGTACAAGGGCCAGGTCGCCCCGCTCATCCAGCTCTTCGAGAGCAGGCACGACGACCCGATCGCGTTCCTGAACGAGTGCGGGTTCGACATCGACAAGACGATCGCCGCGTATGCTGGCACCAAGCGCGAGCTCACCACCGAAGAGAAGCTCGCCAAGCTCCAGGAACAGATTGCCGCTCGCGAGAAGCGCGAGGCGGAGGAGAAGGTCGAGGCGGAGAAGCGCGCGGCCGACGAGAAGAAGAAGCAAGAGCAGAAGGAGCGCGAGCGACAGATCAAGGCGCACATCTCGCGGATCGAAGACATTGCGACGCAAAACCCCGAGCGATTCCCGCTAACGATCGAAAAGGGGGCCTTCGAGACCGTGTTCGACGTGATGGCGGTGGCCTGGAACAACGGCAGCCGCATCACCCACGAGGAGGCGCTCCAGGCAGTCGAAGCCGAGTACGAAGAGGAACTCGAGCGACTCGCCAAGCGCAAGGGGCTGCAGAAGCCCAAGCCGCCCGCGGCGGCTCAAAGCACCGCGGCCACCACGCAACAGACCAAGGCAGCGCCCGCGAAATCGCTGACCACGTCACTGGCCGGAGACGCGCAGCCGCGCGGGGACTCCTCGCCGGTGAGGAGCGACGAGGAGCTCGAAGCCGACTTCCTGAGGACGTTCGGCGGCTCCCGCGCTTCGTGACGGTTCGATCGGAAAGGGCCTGAAAAATGCCTCCTGGAATCAATGATCTGAGTGCGTGGCTGCAGAAGAACTACACCCCGGCGAAGCTCACGAGCATGGCCGAGCGGGATCGCCCGCTCATCGCCATGTTCAAGAAGGTGCCCGCCGGGGGTGAGAACCTGAACGTCCACCTGGACTTCGGGAACGCGCAGGGCATCGGCGCGACGTTCTCGCAGGCGAAGACCCGCGCGGACGCCACGAACCTGCAGGGCATGAAGATGGTGTTCGACTACGTGCCGCTCTACTCGGTGGCCACGGTGTCGAACAACCAGCTCGACCTGGCGGAGGGCGCCGGCGGGGCGCTGTCCGTGTTCGGCGGCGTGAAGCGCGCGATCGCCTCGGCGATGGACTCGCTCGGCGACGACCTCGAGACCGCGTTCTTCGGCGACGGATGGGGGACCTGCGGCCGCATCGCGACCGGCGGCATCTCCGGCTCGACGGCGACCCTCGAGAACGCCGGTGACGTCGAGAACTTCGACATCGGCATGGAGGTGCAGCTGTTCGCCAGCCGCACGTCGGGCGCGGCTCGGAACACCCCGGCGTCTCTGATCGTCCAGGGCGTCGACCGCGAGAACGGCAAGGTGACCTTCACCGCGGACATCGTGGCGACCATCGCCGCCGCGGCGGCGGGCGACTACTTCGCGCGGAAGACCCTGCGCGAGGACACCGCGTCCCCGACGATGAAGGTCCCCCTGGGCCTCGGCGGCTGGGTGCCGTCCACGGCGCCGACCTCCGGCGACTCGTTCGGCGGCAAGGATCGCTCGGTCGATCCGCTGAAGCTGGCCGGCATCCGCGTGTCGATCTCGGCGGGGACCTCGGTCCGCTCCGCGATCTACGACATCGTCAACCGGAGCGGCAAGTACCG